AGACTTAAGTTTGTTAAAAACCCATATAGTATCTTTGAAAAGATATTTTATGACGATGCCACAAACGACTACAACAAATCAGATGTGTCTAGTTATAAAGAAAAGTTCATCAAAATTATCGTTGAAGAGAAACGAGACTACCAGATGTTTGAAACATTGGTTGATCGTCTTTACAACGTAGGTGCTCATGATGTTAAGATAGTGGAAACACTAGTTGACACAGATGCCATTGATGATGTAGACTTAAAGACTAAGGATACAATGACATTACTTAACGAATATATTGACGAAGTAGAGATCGCTGTAGATAAATCTCATCTCAAGAACCTCATGCGATCCCTATATATTGAAAGTTGTAACGTTGGATAATGTACGTACTTACACTAGAAGATCATGCAGAGGGAGTTTATTCTGTCTATGATGAACAGAAAAATCGTGTCATACCAATATTTCAAATAGAAGATGACGCAGATAGATATCTGACAATGTTAGAAGATAGAGATTACCCTGCAATGACGGTTGTCGAAATGGAAGAACATGTTATAATAGGAGCATGCCAAGATCGTGGACAAAGGTTTTCCATAATCACACCTGACGATTTTTTAATACCACCTAATGATTTAGAATGATAATTTTTGAGAAAATCCGTTGGAAGAATTTTCTATCAACTGGAAATGTTTTTAGTGAGATTGATTTTACAGTAGGAAGAACTAATTTAATCGTTGGTAGCAACGGTGCGGGTAAGAGTACCATTCTGGATGCTCTTACTTTTTCTTTGTTTGCTAGACCTTTTCGTAAGATTAGTAAAAGTATGTTGATCAATAGTATCAATGAAAAGGATTGTATTGTAGAAATAGAATTTAGTATTGGTAAGAGTGAATATAAAATTGTTCGTGGTATGAAACCAAACAAGTTTGAGATCTATCACAATGGTGTGCTGTGGGATAAGGAGAGTTCTGTAAACGAACAACAAAAGAATTTTGAGAACAGTGTTCTTAAGATGAACTACAAATCATTCACACAGATTGTGGTGTTAGGATCATCTACGTTCGTACCATTTATGAAGTTATCTGTACCACAGAGACGAGAGATCATTGAAGATATACTAGACATACAAGTATTCTCTACCATGAATCTTTTATTGAAAGATAGAGTAAAGGAAAATAATATAGAAATTCAAGAAGTGAACTATCAAATAGATTTACTTAAGGACAAAATAGAATTACAGAAACAACATATGCTTACCTTAGAGAGGAGAACTGAGGAAGATGTAAAGAAGAAACAGAAACAGATAGATGAATACCAAGCAACAGAGACATGTGGCACAGAAGAAGTTTTGATTCTCACACAACAAATCGAAAGACTTAATAAAGAAATGAAGGAGTATTCTAAGTCCAGTGCAAACTTGAAAAAGTTGAACACGTTTTTAATTAAGTTGACACATAAGTTGAACACATGCGAGAAAGATCATAAATTTTTTCAAGATCATTCCACATGCCCAACCTGTCAACAAGACCTTGAAAAAGCATTTGTCGCAACAATGACAGGAGAGTTAGAAACTAAAATTAAAAATACTTCTAATGGCAAGCAGGAACTGATGGAAGCAATAGCAGGAGAGGAAGAAAGATTTGAGAAATTTACTGAGTTATCAACTGAAGTAAACAATATCAATACAACTATCAGTCAGACCAATTATCAACTGATGACTATTAGGAAACAGATAACTACTATTGAAAATGAAATAAAAGAATTAGAGGGTAGCAATCCAGATAAGAAAGCAGAGTATACAAAACTAGAAACTTTTATTAAGAACAAGAAAGATTACACCAGTCAATCTGCAGACTTGAAGAAAGATCGTGATGTCCTGACAACAGCATCACAGTTACTTAAGGATAATGGGATAAAGACTAGGATTATCAAGACTTATCTCCCTACAATGAATAAGTTAATTAACGAATTCTTACAAAGGATGGAGTTTTATGTCAATTTTACCCTTGATGAAAACTTTGAAGAAATAATTAAGAGTAGATACAGAGATATATTTTCATATGATTCGTTCTCAGAAGGAGAAAAAGCTCGCATTGATATTGCTCTTTTGCTCACTTGGCGTAGTATTGCTAAGCTTAAGAATAGCGTTGATACTAATTTACTTATACTAGACGAGATATTTGATGGATCTCTAGATCAACAAGGAGGTTCTGATCTAGGATGGATCTTGAGAAATTTTGATGAGCACACAAAAGTGTATGTTATAAGTCATAAAGAAAATTTAGATGACAAGTTCGATAGAACCATTACAGTAGAGAAGAGTAAGAACTATTCTACAATGAATGTGACAGTTAACGAAGTTACACACGCACTGGTTAGTTAGCAAAAATATCTGTTATCATGTGTATATACGAAACAAAAGCACATGTCGATCAAAGAAATCAAAGGTAATCTAGCAAGACTTCTCGCAACAGAGAATCTTATTGTAGAGCATAAGCAAACTCCTACAGCATACTTTAATGTTGATAGCAGAGTCCTTACACTTCCAAAATGGGACAAAGCATCTGATACTGTATATGATATGCTTGTAGGTCATGAGGTAGGACATGCATTGTTCACACCTAATGTAGATTTTAGAGAGCATGTATCTTGTCCACAAGATTATGTAAACGTCATTGAGGATGCTCGTATTGAGAAACTCATGAAGCGTAAATATCCTGGTCTTAAGAAATCTTTTACTGGTGGATACAGTGAGTTACATGACAAAGACTTCTTCCAAATTCTTGACACAGACCTTACAAAGTTATCTCTTATTGATCGTATCAACCTACACTTCAAACTAGGTGCATATGCTATGATTCCTCTTAGTGGTGCAGAGTTAGTATTTGCTGCTCGTGCTGATGTAGCAGAAACATTTGACGAAGTATGTAAGATTGCAGAAGACGTATATAACTTCAGTAAAGAACAGGAAGATGATATGGAAGAAACAGAAGTTTCTATATCTCAACCTGAGTCTGCTACTGGTGGTGACATGGAAGATGATGGAGAAGGATTTGGCATGGTAGAAACCAAAGCACCTAAAACTGAAAATGCTCCTAGCACAGAAGGTAGTACAGGTGGCACATCAGGAGCAGAACTAGAAGATGTAACTGATGATTGGTATGATGAAGATGGTAACCTAGATGATGGTGATGATGGTATTGAAGATGAAGGTGGTATAGAAGGTTCTCAAACACAGCAAGCATTTAATGATGCTCAAGAAAAATTATCTTCTACAGATTATTCACGAGTTAGTGAGTACATAGAGATACCTGAGAATGTTGATACTTCTAAGCACGTTGTAGATTGGAAAGTATTACATGATTGGATTGATAGTCAAAATGATGAAAGAAATGACTTCGCTGAAGTTGATGATATGTACAAAACATTTCGTAAGCAATCTCAGAAAGAAGTTAACTATCTTGTTAAAGAGTTTGAGTGTCGTAAATCTGCAGATGCATATGCACGTGCAGGAACAGCAAAGACAGGTGTTCTAAACACAGGTCTTCTTCACACATACAAGTACAATGAAGATCTTTTCAAAAGAGTAACTGTTGTTCCTGATGGTAAGAACCATGGCATGATATTCATTCTTGATTGGTCAGGTTCTATGTGTTATGAATTACTTGCTACTGTAAAGCAATTAATTAACTTAACTTCATTCTGTAAAAAAGTACAAATTCCTTTCGAGGTTTATGCTTTTACTAATGAGTGGAAAGCAGCACAAAATGCTATAGAGAATGGTATACCATCAGAGAATCTTTCATACCACCGTAGTTACTATGGCGACGAAGATTATGATAAGATGGTAAAAGGTCAATTCAATCTTGATTCTTGGTTCCACTTAATGAACTTTGTTTCATCACGTTCTAATGGTAAAGACTATGAGCGTATGGTAAAGAATCTTTTTCGTCAAGCAGCATACCATGGTAGATATGGTTCTTACACCCCAACAATAGGTCTTGGTTTATCTGGAACTCCTTTGAATGAATCAATCGTTATGCTTAACTACATGATTCCAGAATTCAAAAAGCAAAATGATCTTCAGAAAGTAAATGTATGCATCTTAACTGATGGCGAAGCATGTGGTAGTTCATATGGTTATGAGTATGATAGAGGTGAAGGTGAAATTGTAATCCGTTCACGTCGTATTGATGTTGGTGTAGCATTACGTGATCGTAAAACTGGTCACACATATACAGGTTTTGAATATGGTAGATGCACTAACATCTTTATCAGACAACTTCGTGATCGTAATCCAGATGTAAGTGTTCTAGGTTTTCGTATCTTATCAGGTGGTCAACTAATGAACTTTGTTGATACATATGGTGCAGAAGATAGCAACTTCACTGAGATCAAAAAACAATGGAAGAAGGAGAAGTCTGCAATCATTAAAAATGGTAAAGCATACACTGCTCTATATGCTATCAACAACAAAGCACTTGATGCTGACACAGAGTTTGTTGTAAAAGACAATGCTAAAAAAGGTGACATCACCAGAGCATTCAAAAAGATGCTTTCAAACAAAGCAGTTAACAAAAAACTACTCAACTCATTCGTGAGTCATGTCAGTTGACAAACTGTCCACTAGGGGTGGCAACACCCCACACTATCCTTTATACTAAGTACATAACAAACAAACAAAAAAATGCCATTCGCTCCTATCCCTGTAACAACTGAAGACTTCGTTGCATACTTAACAGAACAGTTCGGTACCGAAGTTAATACTAAAGAATTATTTCAAGCGTCAGAGCATTTCAATTGTTCACTCGCTACTGTCAAGAAAAGACTTAAAAAATACAAACAAGGTATTGGTAAGTGGAATCTTACAATACAAGAAAAACTAGAGATAGTATATAATGCACCATCAGCATCTCCTGCTGTTGCAGAAAATCTAGTTCCTGACAAAGACCACAACTTTGTTCCTTTCGGTAACTTTCCTGATGTTAAGAAGATCATTCAATCAGGTATCTTCTATCCTACATTCATTACAGGTATGTCAGGTAACGGTAAGACTCTTGGTATAGAGCAAGCATGTGCATTACTCAAGAAAGAACTTATCAGAGTCAACATCACTATCGAGACAGATGAAGACGATCTTATCGGTGGATTCAGACTTGTCAACGGTGAAACTGTATGGCACAACGGTCCTGTAATCGAAGCATTAGAAAGAGGTGCTATACTTTTACTTGATGAGGTTGACTTAGCATCTAACAAGATACTTTGTTTACAATCTGTACTAGAAGGTAAAGGTTTATTCTTGAAGAAGACTGGTCGCTATGTAGAGCGTCGTCCTGGATTCAACATATTTGCAACTGCAAATACAAAAGGTAAAGGTTCTGATGATGGTAGATTCATCGGTACTAATGTTTTGAACGAAGCATTCCTTGAGAGATTTGCTTTGACATTTGAGCAAGACTATCCTACTCCTGCTACAGAAACTAAGATACTAGAGAAAGCAGCAGCATCACTAGGTGTTCTTGACAAAGAGTTCTGTGAGCATCTTGCTAACTGGGCAGACATCATCCGTAGAACATTCAATGATGGTGGTGTTGATGAAGTGATCTCTACACGTAGACTTGTACACATCATTCGTGCATTTGCTATCTGGCAGAATCGCATGAAAGCAATCAAAGTTTGCACCAATCGTTTTGATGACGAAACAAAGCAGTCATTCTTAGAATTATATGATAAGATAGATGCAGATGTAGTTCCAACCGAGGTAGAAGATGAAGCAACCGTTTGATGGTTATCTAGGACACATCCTCCGTCTCAAAGACGGTAGGAGTGTTCGCATCATTGGAGACGGAGGAGAAGAATGGTCATCAACACATAAAATAAATGTTGTTGACCTTGACGGAAATGAATTTCAATGCTATCATGGTGATATAGATCATGTCTGGAGTGAAAATTGAAATATGATGAACAAGAGATTTTAAAAGAAATCTCAGAATACATCGCTAGTACCTACGGTGCACACTATAGTAAACATGGGATTCAAACATTGGATCTTATTGATTCTGTTGGTGATGCAGAGGCATTCTGTAGGTCTAACATTTTGAAATATGCCTCAAGGTATGATAGGAAGGGGACAGCACGTAAAGATCTTTTTAAGATTGTTCATTAC